CTGCCTTATCCCGCGAGAAAACGACTCGTAGGAAACCATGGGCACCCCCGTCATCCCTTGACGCACCTCCTGCACCCGATGGGTACAAACATAGGTGGATACGCGCTGAAACTTTAGGACAAGCAGATAATAAAAATCTAAATGCTCGACTAAGAGAAGGTTTCGAACTCGTAAGAGCCGATTCCGACAACGGTGAATATCCGACAATACAGGAAGGCAAATACCAAGGTGTAATAGGAGTTGGTGGTTTACTGCTGGCGAAAATTCCAACAGAAATCGTTGAAGAACGAATGTCTTACTTTAAACAGCAAGTGCAGGATAAAGAAGAAGCGGTCGCAAATGATTTATTGAAGGAACAACACCCTAGCATGCCGGTCTCTAAACCAGACAGGCAATCTCGTGTAACCTTCGGTGGTAACCGAAAGAACTAATTTTTTAGCTCTTTTGTCCATCGAATAATAAAACTTAACCCTTTAAAAAAAGGAAATAACGATGGCAAATAAAGACGCAGCATTCGGGTTTAGACCCGTAAGGCATCTTACAGGCGGTCTGATTAGAACAAACGAATACAAAATAGCAGCCAACTATGGTACTAGCATATTTATGGGTACGCCCGTATTAGCGGTAACTGCTGGTGGTATTGAAGTAGCTGATGATTCATCAGGGACTCCTAGTGTAATTCTAGGTATTTTTGCAGGATGTTTCTATACAGATCCAACTACAAGTAAACCAACGTTTAGTAATTTTTATCCAGCAAGCACAAATGCTTCTGATATTGTTGCAAATGTTTACGACGATCCAAGAATCGTCTTTGAAGTTCAACATGACGGAACTGGAACAGCAGCGATGAATTTCGGTGGGTTTGATTTCGTTGGTAAAAGTGGAAGCACTACTTCTGGCAGATCTTCTGGTGAATTAGACACTTCTTCAGTTACAACGTCTGGACAATTTAAACAAATAGGTATTTCGAAAGATCCGAATAACAGTGATACTGGTGCTGCAAACGCTAACGCGTATGTAATTCCAAATGTTGCGGAACATTCTTACTTATTACAAACAGCATTAGGCTAATAGGAGACATATATGGCTATTTCTAGATCACAATTGGTCAAAGAGCTTGAACCGGGTCTTAATGCTTTGTTCGGGTTAGAATACAATCGATACGAAAATCAACACACGGAGATTTTCGACACTGAAACTTCAGATCGTGCATTTGAAGAAGAAGTAATGCTATCCGGTTTCGGTGCAGCACAAGTAAAACCAGAAGGATCATCAGTTAACTATGATGATGCGACTGAGTCTTTTACTGCTCGCTACACACACGAAACTATAGCTCTTGCTTTTTCAATCACTGAAGAAGCCGTAGAGGATAACCTTTACGACAAGATCAGTTCAAGATACACAAAAGCATTAGCTCGTTCAATGGCAAATGCCAAACAGGTGAAAGCAGCTAACGTATTAAACAATGCGTTTGATTCTAGCTTCACAGGTGGAGACGGCGTAGAATTATGTTCTACTGCTCACCCAACCACTGGTGGCAATATCAAAAACGAATTAACAGTTGCTGCTGATCTAAACGAGACATCTTTAGAACAAGCATTGATTGACATTGCTGGACTTACTGACGATAGAGGATTAAAAATCGCTCTCAACGGTACGAAAATGATTATTCCAGTAAATCTTCAATTCACTGCTGAAAGACTAATGAAGTCTGGTCAAAGAACCGGCACAGGTGATAATGATATTAATGCTGTAGGCAGCATGGGAATGATTCCTCAAGGTTATGTAGTGAATAACTACTTAACTGATACAGATGCATTCTTTATCAAAACTGATGCGCCTAACGGATTAAAACACTTCCAAAGAGCGCCAATTTCCACTAAGATGGAAGGCGATTTTGAAACTGGAAACGTTAGATACAAATCTAGAGAAAGATACTCATTCGGGTTCTCTGACTTTAGAGGTATCTTTGGTTCACCGGGAGCATAATTACTCTTAACTTGTGGGGGATTCATACCCCCACAAGACAACTAGGATAATTTGTTATATTGACTGCCCTAGCAGACGCTCGTAGAGACAATATAACTTTACTTACGAGGTAAAAATGGCTAACTCAACTTTTAGCGGTCCTATTCGATCAGAAAACGGGATGAAGCTAATTAGCAAAAACACTACATCTGGTTTAATATCAGACAGAACTCTTGGTACTCCTATACAGGATGCTAGAAGAGTTTATTTTGAAGAATGGTTTTTACAAAGACCGGGTATTAATGCAAATATTGACCAAGTATCAACAGTAGAAGTTCAAAGAGCTTTAAATAGAAACTGGGAAGCACTTGGAACTAACGCAACTACTGCACTAGTTACATTTGCTTCAACTTCAGCAGGAGTTCTAGCAACAACAGCAGGTGCAGATCAAGACCAAACAATTTTAACACCACACTTAGACACTGCGGCAACAGCGTGGGCAGGAACTAAATGGGGAACAGAAAACGAAGTACATTTTGAAACATCAATTATGTTACCTGCACTTGATAATCAAAAAGTTTGGGCTGGTTTAAAGTTAACTAATGATCAATTAGTTGCAACTGATGCTAACCAAGTATTTTTTAAATATCAATCAGATGCTACAAACAGTGAAGCTTTTACTACTTTTGCTAATTGGCATTTTGTTCATAGTATTGGTGGTACTGATTTTATTAGTAGATTACCAATTGCTGTTGAAGCAGACACACAATATCATTTTAGAATTAAAATCGATAGTGATAGAAAAGCAACTATTTTTGTAAATGGTATACAGTACAATGTTACAGGAACTTCAGGTTCTACAGGAGGTACAGCAGTAACAGCAGTGCAACCTGGAACAGCAGCGACTAAAACAGGTGCTTTAACTAATGACGTAGATTTAATTCCATACATTGGTATTGAAGCAGGTGCAGCAGCGGCTGAAGCAGTAAACGTACACTACCAATCAATTAGTAGACACGTTTTTGAATAATAAATAAATTATGATGGGGCTTCGGCCCCATCTAGTAATCTTAATTAAGGAGGGATTATGGCAGACACAGTAACAGGACCA